AAGTAGCATAATGGCATTTTTATCATCAGTATTTGGAACTGCACTAGGGTCTGCCGCTAAGGTAGGTTCAGAGGCTATACGAGAAGCTCGTCAAAGAGATAGACTTACCATAGAGGATTTTAAGAAAAACGTACAAGCTAAAAAGGCAGCGTTTACAAAGCAACAAGCTGAAGCTACAAAAAAAGCAGAAGAAATAAATAAATTAGCACAATATTTAAGTGACCAAGAGGGATATGAAAATTTTAATTCTATAGAGTTAAATGATTTAGCCTTGAAGCTAACTCAAATGGCAGGTAATAAAAACCCATATGAGTTTTTCTTAGACAGCAAAAAAGATGATAAGCTAACTTTAACTCCAAAGGCTAGAACAGTTCAACAACTTATGCCTACAGGTGGCATGAGAGATTTAGGTTTAGTAGATGGTAAGCCATCAGTAGCTGCACTAGAGTTAGAAATGCAAGATGTGCCATTAAGTAGAACATCTTTTTTAACAAAAGATACTGAGCCTACACCAACGACATTGCAAGGCAAAGGGCAATCTGTATTATCTCCAGTAAAAAGAAAAAAATTTTTTGCTGAAGCTTTAGTGGGAAAAGACTTAGGCAGTCTACAAAGAGAAGCACTTAGAGAAATGGGTATGACTGAAGAGCAATTTAATCAAGCTCTGTCTTCTATGCCTAAGTTCCCTCAAGACAACAACACTGCAACTTTTATAGCCTCATCTGACCCAAGTGATGATGTAATGACAGACAGAATTAAAGCAGCGGATGAAAATATTAGAAAAACTATTTTTGAAAAATATCCTGAAATGTTGACCACAAGGGTGCCCGTCGAAACAGGAGAACTAAGAGATAGAGGCTTGGTAGACGGACAACCTGTAGCAGCAGAAAAAGTAATTAAAATGATGTCACCTTTTCAAAATTACGAAAAGTTTATGACAGAGTTTTTAACTGGCACAGACCCTAAAACTAAACAAAGATATATCAATATGCCAGCAGCACAGGAAAGAATGCAAGATGTGCAAAGGCAAGTTTTAATGTCCTTTGGAGCTAATGAAAAATTAAAGAAATTAGTAAACGGATATGATGATGTCTATAAAGAAAGACTTAAAAAGTTATATGACTTGTCTAACACACTTACTCCTTCAGTAAAAGAGTCATTGGGTTACACACAAACAATGACAAAAATAGCTAAACTACAGAACGACAGAATACCTCTTATGTTTGATGGTGCTAATGAAAAACAAGTTATGCAGATGACTAGCGAAATATCCAGCTTAGTTACAGACTTAACTAATAAGCTTAGCCCTGCGGTGGATGAAGAACAAAAGCGTAAGAAATACAAAGATGTTAATGACGTAATAAAGACTTTAGAAAAGAAAGAAAGATTAGCTAAAAGAATGTCTACGACAGATTTCGAAGCTTTCGTGAAACTTAGAAGCACTTTTAACAAAAATCTAAAGCTACAAAATCCAGATGGTGCTATGGATAAATTATTTGTAGAGGCAACACGACTTTTGGGTAATTTAGATATAGACCCTAAAGATTTGCTGACTGATAGGAAAAAAGAACAAGCTTCGCTATCTGCTTCCTTATATAGTGATTGGTTGAAAAATAATGGAGACGCATCTGAAGAAAAAAAGAAACTTGCTAAGGACTATATTTCTAACTGGGTAAGGGCAGATAACTTTAACAATCTCAAAGACAAAGAGTTAAATGGACAAACTTTTGGACGTAGAGTAGAAATTGTTAGCGATGGCATGGGAGGATTTAAAGACGTTGTTAGATACGTATCTTTAGACACCATAATAGATAATGTAGCACTAAAACCTGGGTTTGGTGTTAAGGAGTACTCAGCAGCTGTAGAAAATGTAGGACAATATACTCAATCATTGATGGACTTAGGATATTTAACACAAGTTGCAGAGAGAGACGGGCTAGCTTTTGGTGTTTTCAATGACGGCAGAAGATTTTTTGGTAACGCAAAAGAGATAGCCAGAGACCTTTCTAGTTTAACAGGAGTTGGTACAAATATATTTGCTAATTTAAAAAACGAAGACGCATACCTAGAAAGAGTAAAACAAATAGCAATTAATTTTATTTCTGCAGCAAAGAATCAGTTGTTCAAAGACCCTAGATTATCTGACCAAGATTTATCTTTGGTTCTTAACTTTATAGGTATTTTAGGTAGACCCGGTGAAATAAAACTTATTGGTCAGAGTAACGCATTAACAGCAATATATGGGTTAGAAAGAGTATTTTTAGCACAGTTAGCCAGAAACATGTACATAGCTAGAGGTAAAGACCAAACTAATGCTATTATGGCAGGAGATTTTAGGCTACATCCTGAAACAGGTGTAGAAGAAGTAGACTTATCTAAAGACTCAATGGCTGCAACTCTTTTTGACCTTGTTGCAAAAACTAGAGGTATAAATTTAGAAGATTTTACTGGAGAAGATGGTAATCTCGATGATGACAAAATTGCAAATTATTTTTCGGACCCGTCTAATACATTTGGTTATGCTAGCGGAGACCCGAAAAATCCACAACCATTAAATGGTCCTGCAGGTTTAGCGTATTTTGCGGAGACTATTGATGAAATTACAAATAGCGTTATATATGCTTTGGATGGTGCTAACGCAATAACACAATATAAAAGTGGTAAAATGTTTCAAGACCGCCACATAACCTCTGGTACAGCTTTAGAACTAACAAATAACACAGAACAAGTTCAAAGAACTCAAGCTATACTGCAGAGACTAGCAGACGAAGGTGTTCCCGGAGCTACAGAATTGTTGAAAGATGTTAAAAATGGAAAGAGAAAATTGTATGGTGGTAACTGGGAACGGAAAGATGCTTCCTTGATGCAGAAAGGTCTAAATATGTTAGGAATGGGTGATTAATGGGACAAGCTCAAGCACAACAAGTATATGAATTAGCAGGAACAGGAGAAAGTAAAAGATTTTCAAATCTTTTTGACCGTCTACCACCCTCTACAGAAGCGCCGATGCAATCTGAAGAAAACAGTTGGTTTGATAAAACTGCTTCTTTTCTATCTCAAATAGGACAAGATGCAAAAGAAGGTCTTATTGAATCTAGGGGCGACAAACCTTTTAACACTGTACAAGAGATTCTGGACCTGCCTAACCAGTTATTTCAAAAACATCTTGAAAGAATCGGTGATGCAAGGACAACACACCTAAATCAGATTACAGATAATAATTATGAGCCTAATAAAAATACTCTAAAAGACCATTTAGACAGCAACTATGCGTTTCAAGCTACACTAGGTTTTGCTGACACACAAGAAGAGATAGAAAAGGCTTTACGACAACACTTAGCTCCTATGCCCGATGGCTCTCCTAGGGAATTCAAAATCATAAAAGATGAAAGAAAAGACAAACCTTTCTATATGCCTACATACTACACAAGTGTAGAAACAGATGAAGGTGATTTTACTAAGTATTCTAATCCTTTACAGGATATTACGGAGTATGTAGCTAGACTTGCTCCTCAAACATTATATGCGCTTACGTCAGGTAGTGTTGAAGTTGGCACAGCTGCCACAACAGCAGCGGCTTCAGGTATGCTAATGTCAGCAGTATTCCCTCCTGCTGCCCCTGTAGTTGCAGGAACTGTATTCTTAACAAGTTTGTATGCTAATGCTGTGTCATCTGAGAGAGTCAGGGAAGAGTTTGTGAAAGGTAAGCTTGGATTAACTGATGAGGACTCTGTTGTATGGATGGATTTTGTAAAAAAGATAGGCGAAGTACAAAAGAATCACCCAGTAGTTAATTTTGGTAAAAGTCTTGGTGGATATGAAATAACACCAACAGCCAAAAATGCACAAGAAGAATTTGCAGGATACGTGTCTGCTTATGGAACTCCGCTATTTAGAATATTTGATAGACTGGGATTATTAGGAGATAGGCTAAGAAGACAGCAGATGGACATTGAAGAATTAGAGAATTTACCTGAGGCATATATTGATGGTAAAGGAAAACTAATAAAGAAAGGAAAAGACGGCAAGCTCCCAGATGACGCAGAAGTGTACATGAAAGGAGGAATGAAAGTTCCACTATTCAAGCAAGTTGTACAAGCTGCTGCAGATAGAAGAATGTTTTTACCAGGGGGAGAGTTCGGATACTTAAATAAGCCTTTTGACCAATTCATGTTAGCTACTTTTACGCCTATGAAATTTATAGAAAGAATATCTAAGCTAGCTCAACAGACAAGCTTGATATTACCATCAAGACTAAAGAAACAATCAAAGCAGTTAGTGGACATAGCTATGGCATATGCTAAGGGAGACCCTGTGAACTATGCCGACTTTAGGGCGCCTTACTTAGAATTACGTAATGCTTACAAAAACATGGGCGACGCCATGAAGAAAAACTATGACCCTCTTGCACGACAGATAGGAGGGCTAGATAACTTATTTGGAAGCCTTAGACTACTTGACGCTAAACTAAAATACAATGAAGTTTTCAAAACGATAGGAAGTGCTTCATATGATTTAGCACCGTTACAGAAAAGCTTAGTTAGTATTTTAGACAAAAGAAAGTATGCTGCAGGAACTAAAAAAGTAGACGGCGAAGATGGAAAAGTAACTGTAATAAGTGTAACTGACCCTAACGCTAAAAGTTATGACCTTGATAAAATAATTTCAGAGCTACAGATGTTAGGTAAAGACTCTGAAGCAGGTCCCAGAATGTTAAATGCACGGCAAGCAACCTTAGCAAAGAATCAGTTCTTAGACTCAAACTCAGAGTTTTTACCTGATGAACTAGCAAAGGAACTTGTTAGACCTGATGCAATCACTCCTGCTAATATGTTGCATGGATATGCTATAATTCTTAATCAGCTAATATACTCTCCAAAGATGGCAGGAGACGCTAAAGCTGGTGTTAGAGCTGAAGCTAAAGAATTAAGAAAGACTTTATTAGATATGTTAGGTAACCCTGTAACTAATAAAACTTTCACAGAAGAAAAGAAAAAACAAATCACACCATTACTAAAAGAAGCTAACGCATTTTACAGAGAAACATTTGAGTTAAGAGGAAAGCAATTAAATAGCTCTAGTGACTTACAAAGAATAAGAGATGAGATAGCCAACGGAGGCGACCCAGGGACTGTATTAAATGACATCTTAGGTGATGGTGCAGGAGTTCCTCCTAAAAGAGGTAAGATAACTGCCCTAAAAAGCATCAAAGCTCAGGTTGACTACATTAATGAACGTGGTGACGAACTGATAAAAAATGTTAGTGATTTTGACTACATGAACAAACTGTTTGATGAAACAGGTGCAGTATCAGATGCCTTCAAGAACATGAGAAAAGAGTTTCATAGTTATCTGTATAGAGCCATTGGTTACAACATTGGTATTAGAAAAACAGACCCAAAAAATGAAACAGCTTTTGTGACATTCTTTGATAAAATAGATGACGATGTACTAGAACTACTAGGATTAACCAAAGACAAACAAAAGTATTTTCTTGAGACTGCAGAAGATTATGCAAATATGTTTGACGATAACTTCATGAATGCTTTGAAAGACGCCGTACCAGAGCAGCAAACATATGACTTTATCGACCAGATGTTCAAAGGTAATAACTTTGATACGCAACTAAGACGTTTAATATACCCACAAGAGGATTTACTGCCTACATCATTAGTAGGGGCGCAGGGGGTAGTCAAGAAAAAGATACGAGATGCTATATTTCAGTACATGTTTGACCCCAGAGGTAATGCAGGTGCTCTTAGAAGACAAAGCAGAAACACTGCTTATTTTGATGCAAATGAACATTATATAGATATTGAGGCTCTATCTAACATTGTTGACAAAATACAAACAAGTAAAGTATTACGTGAACAAGAAATATTCAGTGAAAGTGATATGAAATTTCTAAAAGGTGTCAAAAATCTAGGCATGGCTTTAGAAGGCTCTACAAAGACAGACGCAGGTATAGCCTTATCAGGTGCACAGATATTTAGTGATGTAGTTGAAGTCTGGAACTTGTACAAATTCTTCGGTGCTATGGCAAGAATTGCTACACAAAATAGAATAAGTAACGTGCTCGCTGACCCAAAGACTGTAAACTTTATAGCAGGTATAAATGAGAACAAACCTAAAGGGTTCTTACGTAGAGCTTTCCTTGGAAGGGGCGCTTTGGGCGACATACTCATGGAGTTCTCATTAGTGACGCCAGAGAGAACTAAAACTGAAGAAGAGATACAAGAGCAAAACGAAAACTACAATGCAAGTGGTTCAAGACGTTTTGAAAATTTGTTTGAAAGAATAGTTCCAGAAAACGAACAGACAGAGAGATTACTTAACAGATAATCATTCAAACTGGCTAGCTGGTACAACTGTGAGTTTACTTGTTCTATTAATTATATCTTCTGCATGTTTCTTCATGCTTTCACCTATTTTCATAAGAAAATCTCTACTCTCTTCAGTGATTCTGTAATCATCTTGTCTTAACACAGGTATAGCGTGTTCATCTACAAGGTTAATTACCATTTCATCCCAAGGATAGACAGCATGTGAATCAGTGTCGAGTTCACCGAAGATGCTTATAGCAATACCAGTAGTGGTGGGCATGAGGCGCACCTCTACATCGCTTGTTAAATGTAGTATTCTATTTGCCATGATTCTGCACTGCCTTTATAACATCAGATGAAAATAGTCTTTGTATATTTAATAAGTACATACGGGCTGCCATGTTATCACCACCTTTTACACTCCTAACATAGTCAAGAGAGTCAATAATACGGCGTAAAAAATCAGTCCTGAATACAAGTGTCGCATACGTTTCGTCGTTAATACAGAGATTGTGAAACCAGTAGTCCGACTCTGTTGCTTTGATTCCTGATGGTTTGCCATAACATTCATACTCTATCGCTATATTACCAGACCTTTGCCATATATCACGCTCTGATTTAACTTCAATCTTTGCATTCTCAAACATGTCAAGTATCTGACTTTCGCGTATCTTACCATACTCAAGGTCAATGTCAAACTTCTTTCTGTCTTTTACGCTAGGTGCTGTTTTGTTCATGGTTATCCCCCTATATCAACAATCTCGCATGAGTCACCACTACAAGCAAATGTTTGTGAAGAATTTGTAGTATCTTCTTTTTCATATTCTTGTAATTTAGACCAATTTATATGTCCGAATTCACTGCTAAGCTTATCGTATACATCTTTTGTGCAGTCCTGATAGGGGGCTTGCTGATAAGTATGTTCTGAGTGTGGCAAAAAAGACACACCAGACATCTCATCAAAATGTTTAAATACAAAAGCACCTACTTCCATCCATTCTTCATCACGAACTGTAACAGTTACAGAAGGTTTGTGCTCACACCAATGTCTTTGATACACTAGCCACATCTCTAACTGTTCTATAGCTGTCATGTCGTGCCTAGTAACTGCATCTTTAGGAGACTTCATAGGGAAGCTAAATACAGTTTGTGTATCAGGTTTCATAACATCCGCTTCGCTAGGGACGCCCTGCTCTTTTAGGAATAGAGTAAGAGGGTCTTTATTGTCACCACGCACAGTCCTAACATAATAAGGGCTATGACGAGCGTGAATGCCACTGCTTGAGTCAACAAGCTGTGATACCGTCCCACTTGGTTTGACACACGTAATCGCTGTGCTTTCTGGGACACCAAGTATTTTAGACCATTTTTGGTTTGTTTCAACTGCCGTTCTCCTCATCTTATCTAAAAATTCTGACAGGTGAAAACCTTTCTCACCTCTGCCATTTGTCCATTTACAATCCATAATACCTGTTAAAGACACGCCAAGAAGTCTTTCTTCTTCTGTGTTGGTCTTCCATATCTTTCGTAAATATGGAAAGTTTGTGAGTGTAGATTGTATTGTGCCCATTATGGTTGCTAGTTGAACTTTACGTTCTATAGACGCAGGAGTATCACTAGCTTTTATTACAACTTCTGTTAAATTACAAAACTGATATGGACGTAGTATTATCTCAGAACATGGATTAGTGCCAAAGTCATGCTCAGCGTCACGTCTGCCATATTTCTTGGCTTGTCTTTGCGCTGCCGTTCTATTGAATATACCTCTTTCTCCAGACTTACTTTCTACAAGTGAAGTCCATTCACGTAAAAAAGTCTCTCCATCAGGCTTATCTGTGTAAGAAACGGAGTTGTTAGCTAGTGCCATCTGAGGCGCTGTCTCCCACCATGTACCGCTCTTAGCGTGGCGCATACGCCCATCTGATAAATTAGATAAGCTTATCATAGCAGAACGTCTAACGCCCCCTGAGACGACAACCTCGCCGACCTTACACATAAGATTATGGCAGTCATAACTAGATAATTTACGTCCTGCGTTCTGTCTAAATAATTTAACTGTAAAATTAAACAAATCAACTAGAGGGGCAGGTCCAGATGCTCTACCACCAAACACACTAAGCCTTGAGCCTGCAGGTCTAATCTTTGATACATCCCAAGTAGGCACATCTCCTAGATAAAGCAAACCTATAAGCTTACGTAAAGCCCTAGCCCATCCTTCTTTACTGTCACTCACGACGATTGTGTAATCAACATCGGTTAAATTTTCTGGTATTTCTGGAAGCTTGCTTATGTATTGTCTCTCAACAGAGAAACCGACACCAGTGCCACATAATAATATATACATAGCCTCATCAAAAGCTTTAGGGTCATCAATCGGTAAGTAAGAGCAGTTGTACCCTGCAGTGTTATCTCTTTCTAAAGCAGGGCCTGCTGTCATAAGAGCCCTCATAGACGGCATAACTTGCAAATGATATATAGCGTCAAATATCTCTTCTCTTGTATCGGTGTCAATCTCTGCCTTATCACACACATAGTCTGTGTATCTTGACACAGTTTCTAACCAAGTCTCTCGTCTATTTTTATCTGGCAGCCATCTGGCATACCGTGATACGGCAATAAAATTTTGGTAGTCTGTTGGTAGCACATTATTCATTTTTATCTCCTCTCTACTGTGACGTCTTTAACTGCTATACCTGATACTTCATGTATTAAATCTTCTATGTACTCTTCTAAGAGCACTGGCAATTCCTCCAAGTCGGGCGTAAATTCCGATGAATCAATCTTAGCTATTATTCTTACAACTACTTTGACTTCTTCTCTTGGCATGTTAGTTCCTCTTTTAATCTGTTAAGATACCAAAGGGCTTTATCTATATCTTGAATTGCTTTACCTTTTTCTCGGTATCTCCAAAGATATTTTGTTACATTACCTTTTAGATACCCACAAAACTCAATGTGAGACATAGAGGCTTTCATAGCGTCGATACACTCTATGTCTCCATTTGTATAATGTGGAGGATGATTGACTAAGTCTTTAGACTTTTTTTCTGCTTCCTCTCTTTCGGCATTATTCACCGTCGTTCTCCTCTGTTAAATCTGTCCACCCGATTGGGTAGCCCATAAGCCACTCTACCCAATCAGGATTAAGTTGTCCAGAAGTTTTAGACTGATTGTCAGTATATTGAACAGCAACGTCCAAAGTGTCCCAACTAACTTTGCCATTCCGTATACGACCACCTATATATCCACCTTTGTAGTCCCTGGTGGTAGGTGTGGGCCATAGTCTAGTTATACTCATAACTCAGTATAACCTCGCCTATTCTTTGTGCAATTTGAGGGACAATTGCGTTTCCGAGTCCTTTAAGTCTGTCCACTCTGTCGGATATCCCATTAGCCACTCTACCCACTTCGGGTTCAATCGACCACCAGTTTGTGTAGTCTTGCTCATAGATAGGTTGTGAGCGTGGTTTACTGCGTCCCTCAGCTTGACACCCCAACGAACTCCCTCCTTGTTCTTTCGACTGAAGAATCCGTTCTCCAACTCTACATTCTTCACTATGCCCCCTTCCACGTCGCTCGCTCTCGGTGTGGGCCACATGGCTATTGTCATCGGGTCTACTTGTTCCCGTAGGTTTGATGGTCGTGTCCGTCCCTTGCGATGTCCCGTCGCTAGCTTGTGAAGTGCTTCGGGCGACCTCTGAGGTAGATGGTCCATCGTGTTGGGAGTAGCCCACAATCCAGAGTCGTTCTCTCTTGTGGGGCGCATTGACGGCGCAAGCTGGAACAACAAACGTCCTCGTGGCGTAGCCTTCACTTTCCAAGTCAGTGAGCACCTCGTCGAGACCCAAGGCGATGTGACCATAAACATTTTCGAAAACGCACCAAGTGGGTCTTTTTTGTGCAATAATTTTGTGCAGGTGCGACCAGATGTGGCGGTCATCGAGACTTCCCTTCTGTAGTCCTGCGATTGAGAATGGTTGACATGGGTAGCCTGCTGTGAGGATGTCACAGTCGGGAACATTTCTTTTTGGGTCATTAGCTAATTCCTTTACATCAGTTTTGATTGGTACATGGGGCCAGTGTTTGTGAAGCACTTTTCTGCACCACGGTTCTATATCACAAAATAAAATTGGGTTAGACAAGCCTGCTCGTTGGAAACCAAGAGCAAACCCTCCTATACCACTGCATAAATCTACATGTTTTAACATTACTCTTCCTTTCAATGAATTGTAGGTTTACCGTCGTACTCGTTAATCAAACTTTTTGTGCCACTTTGAATAAGTGTATCTGTATCATGTGTAGCATTATACACCATACCACGAAGTAACAAAGTGAAGAAAAGGATTTCATCGTGTGGCATGATGTTTTCGTCAAAGTTATAATTTAACTCTATATCATAACCACCAACGCCGTCAACATTTCTTCTTATTACAAGAGATGAATCGCCATTACCCAAAGTCACTATTTTGGTTTTTGGCATGACACTAACTCAATAAAATGTTCAGCATCCACAACAACTAAAGGTTTTTGTCTGTTCATTTTTATTATGAGCAGCGGTTCACCTTCTTTCTCAATAGTGTCATGAGATATTGCTTGTTCGTAATAATTATAGATTGTTCTAATCCTTTCCGTGTTCTTACACTCTATATTATACGGAAACTTCCTGTACGCCAAACTGGAAAGCTGTACGTCAACTCCATTTACTCCCATAGGAGTTGAGCGTACATCTAATGGAGTGAGTCTTTTAAATACTCTGAGTAGTCTTTCAACTACCCATGTTTGAAGTTTTCGTCCCTTTGCTTTTGCTGACCTTGGGCTCATCTTCTTCGATACGGACTTCAACGATACTTTTTGCTGGGATGACCGTTGTCGTGCCACCACTTTGGATTTGTGGGAACTGGACGTCGTTGTTGAGTTGCGAGAGGAAGTCTTGAGCTTCGTACTCGGAGACCTTGAATATCTTTGTCTCAATTTTGTCATCATCCATCCTCTTTTTTATTAATAGAGTCACGCCACTCATCTGTGATGTGTGTGTACCAGACCCATCTTGGACTTTTTCCTTTGCTTGGGAGCTGTCTTCTGAACTCCAGACCGTCCCAACACTTAGATTTGAAGGCACAATAGCTGCACTCAATGCCCAAGGTGCGGTTTCCTGTAGGCTTTTTATAATAAAGCTCCTCAGTGTCGGTGAAACACCGCTTAAAAGGTCTCTCATCAGATATTGCTTTGTATACATTCCGTATTTCATTCTTGGTATTCTCCTTCTGTTTACCGTTTGGTGGGACTTCAGCTACAGCTATTTGTCCCGTTGATTTATTTACTGCAATCCAACCTTTAAAAGGTTTCTTGGATGCAAGTCCATAACCATACCCTTGTGATACATAACCAAAAGAGTCTGAGTTATTTATCTTATCAAAAGCATCATCAGCATTGAACTTGGAATCAAATGCAAACGGAGACACAGTTTTAATGTCATAAATGCCATCAGATAATTCTATATCATACTCGCCGTGTATTTCATTACCATCGACTTTTAGTGAAACTTTTTGGTGTTTATTTTTTACTTCTACACCAGAGGCTTGTAATAACGCAATAACAACTGCTTCTAATACATCACCTATAATCATACGCATTTTAAAATCATAGTCGGGCAGGTCGCCCTCTACCCCCATAGCTTCCATTTGTAGCTGACACAAGGGCTTGCCTATATTGCTCATACGTAATCTGAAACCTTCTTCCCTTTTTGAGAATTGTTTCTCTAAAGCTTTCTTACAAAGCTCTCCAAACTCTTCTATAACATGAGGAGGCATTTCTGCCTCCCCACGAACTGCTTTGGAAAGGAAAGAAAACAAAGCAGCTTGATGCCTGTTCATTAGATTACCGCAGACAGGTCATCATCTAAATCATCAACAGTTACACTGCCGTCTATGACTTTGTCCGATGACTTTAGACACTTGTCATATTCCCCCATGATATAACTGTTTTCACTCGCTACATAGTCCACAAAGTAACTTAACAACTCTTGGTCTTCTTGTGAAAACTCAACAGGAGCACCACTCACAGAGAAGTTGGCTACATAATAGACATTACTACCCTTCTTCTGCTTCTGCAAATCGGCTGACAACTTGTAGAAGAGAAAAGGTTTTTTCTGTGCTGACAAGCTGTCTAACACATCCGAAATGGGCATGAAGTTAGCCCCTTTCGCTCTCCAGACAACGGGAAGCCCCCCTACCTCGACGCTCTCGCCATCTGAATTCACTGCGTCCTCAAAGAATACTTTACCCCACAACATACGAAAGCAACTAATCTGCTGTTGCTTATATACTTGGTCTGCTGTGAGTGTGTCCCTCTTAGAAGCAGGCACTGAACCACAGCGCATAGTACCTAGCATATCAGGTATTTCTGTCTGTGGATACAGATTCTTAGCCAATATAGACTTGTTGACTAACTCGTTAATCTTCGGGTCGTACTGAAGATATTGATAACGTTGAAGAAAAACTTGGAAACTAGCTTTTTTGGCATAAATAGTCCTGCCAGTGTGCGTAGTCATCCAACTCCCCGGTGGTATTGACTTACCATCGTCATCTTCAATGTCTCTATTTATTTTTAATATTGTGTGACCAAGTGTAGGTGCCGAGGGCGCATCTTGCCCTATAACCTCTGCAATTTGGTCAAAACTCACGTTACTATTAATTGTTGGTAAATCGGTCATGTGACCTCCTTTCATTTTAGATTTTGTATTTATAAAACATTTTAGTTATGAAGTCAAACTAATAGTTTCCATTTCTAACCAATTATATCCCATTTCTAAGTCTACACCAAATGGAACAGACCATTTTACATTGTAATAGTCCTCAAATGTTTTTGTAACATCTGCCATAGCTTTATATGCTAGCTTAGAAACTACATCCTCTTCACCAGGGTACACATCTATTACCACCGAGTCGTGTACAGTATTGATAATAAGAGACTTAATTCCTTTTTTGCTAAACGCACTTTGTAATCGAATGAGAGCGAGCGGCATAATGCAACCACCTGCCAAACCTTGTACGGGATAATTTTTAATAGCGGGTGCGTTACTGGCTGCGCCACTCGCAAGACGTTCAGTACCCGGAAAAGCAAATTGTTGACCCGTATACAAAGTAACAGAGCCCTCAGTGATAGCCTCAGCTTGTAAGTCCTCATGCCATTTTGCCAACCGTGGGTATTTATCCATGAAATCTCTGTAGTAAGCCATCTCATTAGGCGTCCCATGTGTACCACCATATAACGGTTTAAACGTGTGTGCTTTCGCCATAGTCCTTTCATCTTTTGTTACATCCTTTTCGTCTTTATCAAATATAATAGAAGCTGTGTATTTGTGAACATCACTGCCGTCAAGTATGTCTTTTTTCATAACTTCATCACCAGATAGCTGTGCTGCCACCCTAAACTCTAGTTGTGAATAGTCAGCTTGTAGTATTTTGCCACCTTCAAACCTAGATACAACAACAGCACGCACTGGAAACGTATTACCACGTGGTTGATTCTGAAAATTAGGGTCAGAAGAAGACAATCGTGTCGTTCTGGTCACACATTGATTATATTTTGGGTGCAAAACGTCATTTTGCTTGACATTTCTCTCAATACCACCAACAAAACTAGACAGATACACGTCAACTGCATTCAATCTAACAGAACATTTCAAGAACTTTTCTGCTGTAGCGTTACCTTTACGCTTAGCATCCTCTAATAATCGTAACATTGTATTCTTGTCAGTAGCAAAACCGTTAGCAGATACGTCTCTTACGTCTCTTGGGTTCATTGTGAGTCCTGCAACTTGTGGGTGTTTCTTCAAAAGATAACCTTTTCCCTTACAAATTCTACATTTTGTCTCTTTTTTCCACAACTGACCGTTCTTTTTACGTTTAAAAAAGCTACCTTTACCTGAACAAGTGTTACAATGTATGGCTGTTGTCTTGTAAACACGCTCTGTCAATGCTTTGACACTACGAACAAAGGCTCCAACGCTCATTCTTGGTCTTGTAAGAGGCTTCCCCTTCTCATTTAGCCCAATATTAAACATAGATGCCCAGTGTTTTTTGTCTTTTACCTTGCGAGAGTAAATCATTTGGCTAATTTGCTCTGGTGAAGCAAAATTTATCGGTGTATCACCCATAACTTCACGCATAATCTCGTGCATAGTGCGTTCTAGCTCTAATTTTTCCTTTTTGTAAGCTTCTTTAACACGCTGAAGTGCCTCAACATCAATTTTTATGCCGTTTCTCTCAATCTGAGACAGGACAGGTAAGAATCCATTCATTAATTTTATGTGTTTGTTCATCATACTGTTGCCAAAAAGCTTTGTTTGCTCTTCATACAGCTCCCTGGTGGACACAATGTCAGCTAATCCGTACTCTTCTACTATTTCAGTAGGCATTCTGTCAAAACCGACGCCTCTACTAAGGTAATCTTGTATTATTTCTGTCTTTTTTTGGCTAACTTTGCGTCTTATGCACGAATCATGTAGACTTAAACTATATTTTTGCCCTTTTAACAGAATATATTCACCAATCATGGTGTCATACACACGTCCATTGTACGTAAATCCACTCTCCCACAGCCATACTAAGTCAAATTTTATGTTGTGACCTACTAAAAGTGTGGTTTCATCCAAAATTTGTTGAACTTGTGAATGAGATTTTTTTAAATCAGGTTCCACTTTCTCATGATAAAACCAAACAAACTTAGGAGTTTTATCTTGACAAGTATTATACTGAACAGAAACTAATCTGTTGTTTGGGTGAAACGGAGTTGGGTCAGCCCTCTTCGTCTCGCCCACGTGGAAGGTAGTTTCCACATCTAATGTTGTTATCATACTGTATACCTATTCCTTTTTGTTTCTAAATTGCATACTATATTACCATGAAATCCACTCAACTTATTTTTAGATATCGTTAAATATCTACGTGTGTCATCATTGTTAGTGATGTCGTTCTTACCGATGCCTATGATTAAGTCAGCTTCAGCAGCTTTACCTGTCTTACTGTTTTCCATCATAGCATAAGTTACGTGAGTACGCTCCTCTGCGTCTGCAGATGCTTGACTAATACCTATACCAAACAAATTATGTCTCTTACATATCTCTCTAAACTTAGTATAGATACTGCGTAGTTTCTCATCAGTTCTAGCAAACGTGCCGTTGACATTTACTTTGTCAAGTTGGTCAATAATCAAAATATCTGGCTTCTTATGTTCACAATATATGTTCAACCACTCAATGGTGGCGTCAACCTTGTCCACCATAGTTATATTTGGGGCAATTTGCAAAAATTGTGAACGAGCCTCGATTTTGTTTTGATACAACTCTTCATGTGTGAACCCAGTGTAGGAACTAACAGCACGAACCATAGTGCGACGAGCAGGTTCTTCGTTAGTAACAATGTGAACATTAGCACCTTGTGAACAGAAACCGTTTGGAGAGGCAGCCAACGACACATAAAAAGCAGTCTTTCCCACCTCTGGTCTAGCGAAAGCAATCATAAACTCTCCTGCCTTACCACCACGCACAACTTTGTGAAGTGAAGGTATGTTAAACTCCCAACAGTTTTCGTTTTGCTCATACTCTAGTAAAGTATCTAAATCTGTGGGTATCTCTTCGTAGTCATCTTTGGGAACAAAACCGTCTTGACTTTTCTCAACTATACTTTTTATCTCAAGCAGTTTGTCAGTTGAGCCCTCCATGATTGACAGGGCCAGGTCCGCTATCTGCTTACCAGTTTCCTGTTGCCATAACGTATTAATTACATCAGCAGCAACATCCTCACCAATATGAGGTATCTGTTCTATAGAATCCAATACGTCTGCTATGAGTTCACGTTTAGCACGAGTTGCGGTTGGATTACCAACTTTGTATAGCTCACGCAGTTCCAATATGGTTAGGTCTCTATCGTATCTAGCATGAGCTTTCTCTAATGTGTCATGCAAGTCCCGTAACTCGGCAGGGAACATTGACCTTGCTAATTTATGCTTGTTATTATGGTAGAAATCTTTCCTTAATAGAAGCTTGACTATTTGTTTTTCAATACTAATTTTCTTATCTCCTCTGGGCTAAAATATTTCAAATCATCTTCTAATCTCACTATACCACAAGATACGTAATAGGACAAATGACTTTGTATACTCAGTGATTTTCTAGTTGCATCTGGGTCTAAACAGATGTGAATGTGTTTGAATTTTCTAAGTTCTGGTATATTCACGTCTCTAAGATTAGTGCCCAATAATGCTATGCCCGTAGCTACAGGGGATATAGCACAGGCACTGGCGGCATCTTCAACGAGAACCCCCACATCACTTTCACCACATGTGAATAGACGATTGGATTTGCCATATCTATACCATTTAGGTTTAACAAATTTATTGAGTCCACGTCCTACAGCATCGCAAACACTGTGCTTATTTTTTATCATAAACACAACTCTATTTTGCTTTGAGTCATACATTATGTCAGCGAAACGATTGTGGTATGCTTTCATGCAGTTGTTTCTTCTTACATAATCTACTGCTTGTGAATTATTTGTGAATATTGTGAATGAC